TGGGCTTTGCTGCAGGTCCAGCAAGCGTCATCGCTATGGCTGGTGACGTGGTAGAAATTAGCCCTACTGCGCAAATCATGATCCATAACGTGTCGTCACGAGTTGACGGAGACCACAACACTCTACTGCACGAAGCTGGAGTGCTTGAAGGTTTTAATAAGTCTATCGCAAATGCTTATGTCGACAAGACTGGTAAGGCATTAGATGATTTATTGGATCTGATGAATGAGACGACCTGGTTCGATGCTGAATCAGCAGTCAAGGAAGGATTTGCTGACCGTGTCATGTTTAGCGGAGAGCTTGCTCCAACATTTGCTGCAAGCGAAACTCCAATGATCCCACATGACTTTATCGACAAGATGAAGTCAGCGATGACTCCTGATGTTGATAAAATCGCTGAGCTGGTAGCTAATAAGTTAGAAGCTCGACAAATCGCAAGAGAGACTTTTGAAAATAGCGAATTTGTACAGAAAAAATTCAATATTCCAGAAAGTCCAGAAAATAACACAAACGAGACTGTACCGAAAGGGTTCGGTCTTTTTGCATTTTAGAAAGGAAAAATACTAATGCCAATGCAATTATCTAACAAATTCAATGAAATTCGTCAGAACTTTTTGAACGCTGTAACAAATGGTGCTCCTCAAGAAGAACAGGCGAAACTCTACAATGAAATGATCGAGTCGATGACAAATGAAATGATGGAACAAGCTCGTCATGCTGCTCATGAGGAAGTTTCAGCAATGAACCCTTATGATGCTAAATTGACTGCGGAAGCCCGTGAATTCTTCAACGACATCGACAAAACTGCCCCTGTAGGAGTAGAAAAACTCTTCCCACAAGAAACCGTTGACCGTATCTTTGATGATATGGTAAAATCTCGCCCGCTCTTGCAACATATTGGATTGCGCAATGCTGGTATCCGCCTTAAATTCCTCAAATCAACTCAAACTGGAGAAGCTGTTTGGGGCAAGATCAATGGGGAAATCCAAGGTCAATTGAAACAAGCCTTCAACGAAGAAGAAGCTATTCAAAACAAGTTGACTGCATTTGTAGTCATTCCTAAAGACTCTGAAAAATTCGGTCCTGCTTGGTTGCAAGCATTTGTATCTGCTCAAATCACAGAAGCGTTTGCTGCTGCTTTGGAAGCCGCCTTCTTGAACGGAGATGGAGATGGCAAACCAATCGGTCTTTCTCGCACTCTTACAGGTACTGTAGCAGGAAACAAAACAACTTATGCAGAAAAAGCTGTTGAAACTGCAAAACTTACATTTGTGGACTCTGCAACAGTTGTCAAAGAATTGACAAATGTTTACAAATATCACTCCGTTAAATCTGATGGTAATCCAGTTGCGGTTGAAGGAAATGTCGTGATGGTTGTCAACCCAACAGACGCATGGGATGTTAAAAAACAATACACTTCCCTAAATGCTCAGGGAACGTATGTAACAGCAATGCCGTATAACTTGATCTTGGCTGAGTCAATTGCTCAAACCGCTGGTAAAGTGACTACATTCGTCAAAGGCCGCTATGATGCATTTGTAGGTGGTGGTATTGAATTTGGACGCTTCACAGAAACTTACGCTCTTGAAGACTTGAACCTCTACACTGCTAAGCAATTCGCCTACGGTAAGGCTCACGATGAAAAGACCGCTGCTGTTTGGAAATTGGAAATCAAATAATAGGTGGTGACACCGAATGGAAGAAACAAAACAACTTCATCCGCTTCTAGGAACATTCAAGGAGCGGATGAAAATCTTTCATGATGCAGAAGACGGGAATCTTTCAAGGATGTTGACTTCATCCGAAAAAGCAATTCTTGACTTAACAGGAGCATTTGATTTGTCAGATTCTCGCACCGAAGAGCTTGTTTTAGAACGTGCAAGATACCTGTACAATGATCAGGTCGAGTTTTTCTTCGCAAATTTTCAAGGAGAACTCCTTGAGTTGTCACTTCAAAACCACCCAATAGGAGGAAAAGAGTGCTAGAAACAATCCAAGATTTCTTTGACTTAAAAGAAAATGTTGTCCGACACGTTGGAGACATTTTTGAAGTTGATGATGATCGAAAAAACGAATTGATGAAGAAATTACCTGATTTTGTTAAAGAATACGATTTAGTAGCTTCGGAAAATCTAAACGAAGATGTAGTTGTGGAAGATGAATAAGCCTGAGTTTAAATACAAGAAACCAGAAACCAATACAAGCGAATTAAGAACTCCAGTAGAGTTTTATAACTCGAAAGTACTTGAAGGATTAGATGGCAGGGATGTGAGTTTTGAAAAAGTATTTTATACATTCGCAAAAGTCTACTCACCTAGTTTAAAGGATATCGAAATTTCAACAGGAAAATCAATGACCGCAAAGATGACCTTAAAAATAAGAGACCCTTTAACAAGTTATCAACCTGAAAATAAGCATTTTGTACAAGTGAATGATCACCGATTAGAAAATAAAAAATGGCAGATCATTGACGTTCGTCCCGATTATGACAACCGTGATTATTTAATTGTTGTTATTGGTGGATCAAATGAGTAGTGGCGCTACATTAAGAGGCTTCGATGAAGTCATCCGGAATTTAGAAGCAAAGCTTGGCGATGCGAAAGTGAGAAGGTCTGCGAATAGAGCTTTGAAAGGCGCAGCAACTGAAACACTCGAAGACTTTAAAGTCGCCCTACAAGTTTTTAAAGATACCGGAGAAACAATTGAGAGCGCAACTGTCGGAAACGTAACGGGTGCTTTTGAAGGGGTGCCAATGGTTAAGCTTGGTTTTGGTGCTGGATCACGTTGGCGGTTGGAGCATTTGAACGAATTTGGATATGCCAAAAAGACCCATCCAAGAGGCTTCGGTGTTATCCGAAGATTTTCGGAAGCCAACAAAGAGAAATTTAAATATAGGTTAGCAACTAAATTGAAAGGAGAAGGGCTTGGATGATTAAAGACAAGATGTCAGAAATATATGATGCTCTGATGAGCGATGAGGAACTTTCTAAAATCACTATCAAATCATTTGAGCGTCCTGAAACCTTACCAACAAATCAGACGAGTATTGTTATTATCCCACTAGGGCCACCTATCCAAAGTGACCAGGGAAGCAATACAAGTTTTTCAAAAACATTTCTTTATCAAATCAACGTTGAATCGACCAACCGAATTGAATGCAAAAAATTGCAAGGGTTAGTCGAAAAGGTGATGGAATCGCAAGGATTCTACCAAATTGCTGGGGGTCTAGATGAATGGATCCCTGAAATCAAACGCTATGCAGATGCCAGAACTTACAAAGGGAAGAGCAAGCTGTATGACGATTATTAGAAAGGAAATTTAATATGACACAACAAAAACAAGGAACTGCTACAGTTGGTTTTAAAAGCCTTACAGTTCGAATTTTGGATGGGAATCAAACCCCAACAGAGGGAGAAAACCTCTTTATCATCCAAGGTAAAAAAGGAGAAGGTGCGACTCAAACCGCAAAAATCTCTGGTCTTGCCGTTGACCCTACAAAAACATTTGGAAGCAATATCGCCTACCATGTGAATAACCGTGGAGTCGGAGATGTCAAGGTAGACCTTGGTCTCTTGGACATTCCAGTAGCGCTTTACGTTAAAGCTCTCGGCTATGAAAACGATGATGACATCCTTGACTTTGGGGCTGACACAGTTTCAAAAGATGTCGCTATCTTGCTCGAATCAAACACTCCAGATGGTGGTGGAGCTTACTATGGATTCTACAAAGGAAATCTGTCAATGGATGCAATCGATCTTAACACGATCAAAGATAAAGCTGATGAGCTTGCTACTACAGATGTATCATTCGCTGCAGGCGCAAGCACTGATGAGCAAACCAAGAACAAGTACGGTACAATGTACTTTGGTAGCGATGAAGCAAAAATCAAGAAATTGAAAGCAAAACTCGGTATGGCAGCAGCAGGATAATAATTGGGGCATTTAGCCCCTTTATTTATCTTTATATCGTTGTAAACCTTTACAATTATTGATATAATAAGTTGTGGAGGTTTTGTTATGAAAAATAAGAAAAATACAGTTTTAATAACATTAACAATTATGATCACTCTAGTTTCCATTGTACTTGCTATTATGCTCGTAAATTCCAACAATCAACTTTCTAAGACACACAAGGAATTAGAGAGCGTAAAGGAAGAGAAGGACAGAGCTGTCATGGTAAAAGATAAGCTCTCTACATACGTATCAAACGTAGATCACGATTTATTTCTGGAAGCAAATGATTTCGTTCTTGGAATGAATTCATTGACTAGCTACAAATTTGGGGACGGAGTTCTTTTCGACAAAACTCAAATCACAATCAACGAACCAAAAAAGCAGACGTCTGGCATGCTGGCTATGGAACATGATTCAAACAGCTTTATACCAGTCACAGTAACGCTAGCCATTACAAACAATGATTCTTCGAACATTGAAATCAATCCAGGTAAAATACTTGTAAGTGATGATAAAGGGAATTATCTTGCATACGATTCTGTAATCACTAATGACGACACTGTTGCAGTCCAATCTAAAAAAAGTGTTGTGATTAGAGCTGGAGGAAAGGCAACTATCGCAATAGTCTATGCAATGAACAAAGATAATTCCAATAATGATGTTAATAAAATTGAATTTTTAAATAAAATTTGGACAAAATGAAATAAGCACCATTCGGTGCTTTTTTAATTATAGAAAGGCAAACAATGTCAAAAATTACATTTACCATGAAGAATGATGCTGGAGAAGATGTACTATACTCTAGTAAAGAAATTACTACTCGTGATTATCGTGATTACCTTGTACTAAACGACTCACTCACATCAGATAAGACAGAAGTTGAAAAATTGGATCAACAATTAGGCTTCATTGCGTCACTATTTGAAAATGTGACAGTAGAGCAATTGCTAGAACATACTGATTTCGCAAAAATCATTGAAGTGTTCACTGAAATCTATGCTCATCTTGTGGGTGATGTAGACCCAAAGGGGAAAAAATAGATCCTAAAAACGCATTAAAACGTTTCTACAAATTCGTTAAGGAAGTTGCTGATGGACCATATAACATGAACGTCCATGATGTGATGGAATTAAGCTGGGAAGATCTGATCGGAATTATTGATCTTGATAAAGATCAAACCGAAAATGCGTCTTTAGATCTAGCTGACATTTTTGGAGAAATGGAAGCATAAAGCCTCTTTGGGCTTTTTTGTTTGTAAAAGGAGGAAAAATGGCAGGTGGAACGCCACTAGGACAAATGTATATCGAACTAGGGCTGGACGTGTCAAAGTTCAATCC